TAACAGTTATTCTTGTATCTGGTCAGTTTGATGCACTTCCTCTTGCAATACGAACATCCTTCGCGTCATCAGTACCAAGAGAAAGACTGCCTGCGGATGCATAAAGATAAGTACCATTTGGATCGTCCCAGACACTGCTACCAACAAATCCAGAAGCATTGATACCAAAGTCTCCATAATAACTATTAGCACCTCCACTATCATTAGCAACAATAAAGTCAGTTGATGCTTGAGTTCCTGAATTTTTATTTTGGAAAATGATCTGAGCATAACCATTAACATTATGATCAAAGTTTGCAACTAAATCAGTATCATTAAATCCAAGTTGTCCAACACTAAACAAACCATTTTTGTTTGGATTGGAATAAACTGTTCCAGTTACACTTAATGATGGGGTTTGTGCTGCGTTATTTGCAGTGACAATTGTACGAGCCGCAGTAAGAACAGTGGTGATATGAGCAGCATCATTTACGACTAAAGCAGTATTTGGACCACCAACTACTACAGTATTAGTAGTTCCGAAAGTACTTACGCCAGTAACTCTTACATTATCATTAACAACTAATGCAGTATTTGGACCACCAACAACAACTGTTCTTCCCGCAGCATCTGTAAAAGTAGAGACACCAACACTCATTCCAATAGATGAGGTATTACCATATCCAAGAGTGGTATTAAGATTCTGAGTTCCTGCACCTGTCGCAGTAATCGTCACATTACCTGTATTTTGATTGACTGAAATACCAGAACCAGCAGTAATATAAGTAACGATACCAGTTAAGTTAGAACCAGAACCACTAAATGAATTTGCGGTTACAATACCAGTAAAACTTGCACCATCACTACCAATAAATCCACCACCAACTCTTAAATCCTTTGCAATATATCCACCACCAGCAACTTGAAGTGCTCCGCTACCAACTCCACTTGTATTATCCGTGTTTGTGATGATCGTGGGGGCAGCACTTGTTACAAGAGCAGTAAAAGGATCAATCTGGAATAGTGTTCCAATACCAGAAAGAATTTTAAAACCACCACGACTTAATTGTAGATACTGATTTGTATTACTAATTGCAACACCATCAGTTAATGGGTCCGTATCAGCAATTGTAAGAGTACCGGCAGAAATTACGATATCTTTAAATGGAAATGCGGAAGTACCTAAACTTATTCTTGATGGAATTGTTGGTACAATACTTGTACTAAGTCCAATAAAAGTATTTCCTACTCCACTTAAAGTGGTTACCGAAGCAACACCAACAGAGAATCCACGACTTGAGGTATTACCATACCCCAAAGTTTGATCGAGAGTTTGTGTAGTTGAACCAGTGCCTGCAACTACCCCCGCGATTTGTTGAATAGTTACAATTGCAGAAGGAATTGCTGGAATATTGACTGATATTGGTGGATTTCCAACGGAAGTTATTACTCCACCGCTGGAGAGAAGTTGCATATTTGCATCATCGGACATCCATTTATATTCAATATAATCACCAGCGATCATATCAATGATAAAGTTCCAAGCCGCAACATTTTCAGCGTTCGTTCCTTGAACTGCAATAGTTGTATTTGTATCTGGTAAATCGACTCCATTTTTACTTAACCAAATCCAAATATTTCCCGTAGCACCAGATGCTTTATCCAACTGAAGAGAAAATTGGGTGTTATAAACTCCAGCGTATTCTGCAACTATTTTTGACCCATTTTGAATATTAAATCCATTTGAGGCTGCAGTGGAATTGAGTTTTACAACACTAGTGCTTGCAATACCTGTTGCTTGTGTTGTTGTATCATAAAAACTTCCATAATATCCGATGTTCGTCGTACCAATTCCAGTTGCACTGATAGTAACTGTTCCAATTCCATTGGAAGGAGAAATTGTAATACCAGTTCCTGCAATAATTTGATTTACAATTGTAGGTTTATTCAGGATTGAAGAAACACCAACGGTAGCATTCCAGTCACTGTTTACTTGTACACCTGCCCCTGTAACATTAGTAAATTCTGCAGTATTCGTAGTCGAGTTCCACTGCAAATACTTGCCATCATAAGCACCTGGATTTGTTGCAACACCAATAACATCGTCCAAAAATCTTAAACGAGTTTCACCACCACCACCAAGAGTGGCAAGTTGCTGTTGAATGCGATTGATGAATAAACGATAATGTTCTTGAAGTTGATCTAGGGTTACAAAGTTTTGATTGAGAGGTGTAAGAGGATCTGAACTTTTTTCATCTGGAGGAATATTCAGAAGTCCTTCTTTAATAACTTCTCTTACAAGAACTTCTGGTTCAATCTTTGAATAAGTCTCTTTGATATAATCAATTTTCTTTTCAAGACGATTTAAATTTTCTTGAAGATTTCCTACGGGAAGTTTTTCAATTTCACTAAAAACTTCTTCCTTAAGAACTTCAATGTCTTGATGGTGATTTTGAATATATCTTTCAACAACTTCTAAATCTTTTTTAGTCTCGCTAGATTGATTTGCAACATCTTCATATTGAGACTTTAATTCACCAATATTAGTTTGAACTTCTTTAATACTTTCATTGAGAGAAGGAATTGTATTAAGTTTTTCGGAAAACTCTTGGATTAATTTCTCAGTATCTTTATTGTGCTTTTCAAAAACTACAACATCTGCCTTAATATCTAATATTTCTGAGGAAATATGATCTTTAAAACTACCAATATCTTCATTGAAATTATCAAGTTTGCCATCTAAACTTAAAGAAATAACACCAAACTTATCTTCAATAGTCTGAAGATTGGATGTATTATCCTCTTGAATAGAATTCTCTAGATTTAAAAATGCTTCGTAAAGAGACTGAATAACTTTTGAGTATTCTTCTAATTGTTCGTTCTCTTTTGATATTCTACTTTCAACAATTTTTGAAAGTTTATTATAAGTATTGACTGTATCTTTTACTTCTGTTGAGGTTTCTTTAAGTCTTTGATCAAAAAATTCTAAATTCTCATCAATTGCAAAAGCAATATTTTCAATTTTAGAATCAATATCCTCTCTGATCTCTACAATATTCTCTGATACAACTTCTTTGAGTTGATCAAACTTGTCGCCAATACGCAGTTCATTATTAGTAATTTGTTTTTTATATTTTGGAAATTCATTTTCAACTAAATTTCCAATAATATTCGTGAGTTCTGTTACTTTATCTTTGAATTCACGAATATCTTTTTTATTTGATTGCTTAAATTCTTTTTGCAGGTAATCAAAATTTTCCTGCATTGTGTTGATTTGAGAAAGTACTAAACTTTCCAAATCATTCTTAACTACTTTTTGAGAAAGTTCCTGTTGTAGTTGAACAACTTGTTCAGATAAACTTTCTACCTTAGATAATTCATCACGCAGAGAGTTATCAGATTCAACAACGGGGAGGTTGCTGTCCTCTTCTTTTTTACCAAAAAAATCTGATGGTTTCTTGAGTGCCACTTATATCTTTCAAAAATTTCTATAACAATATTTATTTTACCAACAAATACGATATATCAACTATCTTCAGTTCCTAAACTTCCAGCAAAAACTGATGAGGCTACTTCTGGACGTGCCATATCAATTTTTTCTGCAGATTTTGCAAAAAGAAGTTCCTTAATTTTATCGCTGATCTGAGAAGGAGATTCGTCAGATGCAATCATATCTAAAAGGTCATCCATTTTTAATACCTAAGTAATTTTTCTCTATTTATATCTCACCACCCTTAGGCATTTCTACTGCTTTACCATCAGCCTCAGTAGCAGCGCCTTGAGCATCGAGATTTGGTTCCATTACTGGTTGACCTAAATCCATTCCTGCTGGTTGTTGACCTGGTTCTAATGGCATACCTGTCATTGGATCAACTGGTGCATTTGGATCAGGAATAACACCGTCTTTAATTTCTTTTTTGATAATCTTATCTTGCTCTAAGATTTCCTCATCAGTTTGACGAAGAATCTTTCTTCTTACATAATCTTGAGAGAAGTATTTGCCAACATATGGTTCTGCAACCTGAACCATATTTAATCTTTCATTTAGCAGTTCTGCATCTTTAAGTTCTGCAAAATGATTATCATATAAGAAATCATATTGGATATGTTCATCCATTTTCTGCCAGTCTTCTGGAGTAATGATATTCTTGAGGATGAGTTGAGTCTTCAGCATATCATTGAACATATAAGAAAATCTCTTTCTTAAACGTGCAACAAACTTACTAAACTTAACTTCATCACGAAGAATTTCTGATGAACGTCCAAGATTAAATCCACCCTCTCCATCCATTCTTGAGGGTGGGACATTTAGTGAACGATATAGTTTTTTCTTGAAGTATTCAATGTCAGTAATTTCTCCAAGGTTTTGTCCACCTGGAAGTGTAGAGATTTCAGTGCCTCTGCCACCTTCACGACGAGGAAGCCAGAAATCTTCAAGCATTGCCATAAACTTCTTATCATCACGGATTTCTCCGGTGTTTGCATCATAGACCATTTTATTTCTATAACGCATCATTACATCACGGAGATATTGCTCCGCCTTTACCTTTGGTAGATTGCCAACATCAATGTAGAAAATTCTACGTTCTGGTGCGCGTGATAGTCTATAGATAACAAGACTGTCTTCAATCATGCGAAGTTGATTGAGAGACTTGATTGCTTTATGGAGATATGAGAGAGTTGATCCTTTATTTCTATCTACCAATCCAGATGTGCAATATGTGATCGAATCTCTTGAAAACTTGATGCCACCTGTACCACCAAGAGATGATGGGTTTGTGGTTGGATAAGTCATCTTTGGATTATAGATGAAATATTCCTCGATTTCGGGGAATTCATAATCCATTGGATCATCAACATTAACACCAGCAAGTCTGTAAATCTTTTTATCTCTTTCAGATTTTTTCTGCTGACGAACATAACGCATTTTCATTGCGTCAATGTATCTCAGTTCTTGAATACCTTCGTGAGGATTTTTTAAATCAATGACTTTGTGATAATAAAGTCTTCCATCAACATACCAATTTCTATAGATTTCGTGAGACTTTCTATCAAAATCTAGCAGTTCTAAAATATGCTTAAATTCTTCTCTAATTTTCTTCTTAATACCATCACTGGCATTGAGGTTTGATAATTCGATTGAAACTGGGCTATCGTTTGTGTCGCTTACGATTGCTTCGTTTACAATATCTTCAATGGCACTATCGCACTCTGGGTGAAGTGCCATTTCACGATATCTTTTGATTAAATCAAATTCTGTTCTGTATACACCTTCAATATCTACATACGAACCAAAAAATCCACTAGTTAGATAAAAATCACTCCCGTCCTCGTTATTAGGAGCAACGGGAGATACAACACCTGGAGATAATGGTTCGTTATCCTCAATAGAGAATCCAAACAATTTTGACATAATTTATTTTTTTAACTCTTAGTCTTGGGACTATTTATTAGATCAGTTTTCGCCTGTATATGGAGTCCAGTATTGAACTTGGAATTCTACTGTGAATTCTTCAATCGTATCAGCGGTATCATATGAGAGATCAATTGCAGAAATATTAGTTGGGAAGATACTGTAGAACTTATATTGTTTAGCAACTTCAAGTCCTTGTCCAACCGCAGCGTTTCCACCAACATTGCTTGGAAGTCTCTTCAATTGCTTGACAAGAACATCTCTCATATAATCATTTGGATCAGTAGAACCACTACCATCTGCATATTGCCCAACATACTGCATCCACGCTTCCATTGCAGTTCTGATTTTAAAGTCTTCATCGTTGATGACAGTGATAGTCCACGTATCAAATGTTCTATCTCCAGCTACCTTGAAGATTCTCCCTCTAAAAGGAACATCAATAGATGCAATGTTCGATGCTGGTAAGTTTGCTGCTTTGCATAATACAGAGAATTCGTTAGCATCAAATTCGGCTCCCCCTGGGAAGTCGGTCAAAACAACTTCAAATAGATTGGGGCGAGCGCCGCCGCCCTTAAGTGCTGTTTTAAAATCCTGAATACTGTGTGCCATTTTTAGGTCCTCCTTGTTGTTTTTTAATTAAATCAAACTGTACCAGCGACTTCTTCAAACGCTACCCCAGTGCGTGTGGCAACAAAGGTTAGAGTTACATAATTGATGGACTTAGCAGGCTTCAGGTAAATGTCTGCTCTGAATTCATTATTATCAATCACATCAGGAGTGTTATTTGATGTGTCACATACAACCAAGAATCCATATAGTCCTCTCTTCGCTTGAACATCGCGGAGATATGGTTCAACAATATTCTTGAAGTTTGCTCTTGTTAGTTCATCATTGAGTTCAAAGAGTTGTGCCTGAGCAGCTCTTTGAAGTGCTTGTTCGATTGTGAGGAACAGACGACGAACATTAATTCTATCGAATGCGGATGCATAGGTAAGAGCAGTCTTATCACCAAACAGAAGAGTTCCAGTTCCAGGTTGAGTAACAATTGAGTTGATTCTCAGTGGATAGAGTTGATCTCTCTGTGCCTTGTTTGGATTGTATGCAAGTTTAATCGCATTATTCAGGATTCCTCTCTGCTGGCCTGCAGGTGAGAACCAAGGATAAGAAACAATGTTTGTGCGGCACATTAGACCTGCAACATCGGCGTTGCAAGGAATGTAAACAAACTTATTGTTGAATCTATCATATGTGTACTTATATCCACTATCAAATACTGCATAAGATGAAGATGAAAGTGAACTGAAGTACTTAATGATATTATTTGTTTGAGTTGTGGTATTAGTGATACCAACTAAATCTGCTCTATGTGGTCCAACAGTAGCAATACAGTCCTTTCTTTCTTCTGCGAGAGAAATTAGGTACTGCGCTTTTGCTTGTGAATCTGTTTGAGAATCACATCCAGGACCCATAATCAGGTAATCAACTTGAACTTCATCCTTATTAGAGAAGAGACCATATGAAGTAATCAAGTCTCCTAGTGATGCCTTCATTCCACCAGCGGCAGAATAATCAACACCACCACCTAAAGTATAGGTCTTATTACCAATCGCACTGAATGTTACATCTTGTGCATTCTGTCCCCAAAGACCTCCAGCAGTTGTAATTGGAGTAAAGGCAGTTGAGAATCCAGTTGCTCTGGGAACAGTTCCCCAGTAAGAATCACCTGCATTTGATGGGTTGTTACCTGCATATACTTGAGCAGAGAAATCTGCAAGATAGTTCTTGTACCAGATCTTCTGAGGTGAATTTACTGCAGATACTGAATCAAGTGCCTTTGAAAGACCAAGATGCTTTTCAATCAGAGTTCCCTGATTTCCGGTGATAGTTCCAAGATCATCAACAACTACAACGTGCAGTCCATCATTTTTACCATTTCTATCAAGAGAGTATCTGTTAGAAGTTGGTTTTGGTGCAATAGACTTCCAGTAAATTGTAGTATTGGTTAATCCAAGAGTTTGATTATCGTACCAGTCAGATACAGAAGCAATGGTTGTTGAACCTGTTTGTGTTCCTGAACTATTGATAAATCTGACAGTGCTTGAAGCAGCGTATGCAGCAGTTGTAGAACCCTCTGCATAATTGATTTTGGTTTCAGTTCCAGCAGTGGAAACTCTAGAAACAATTTTTACATCAACCGTGCTGTTTCCATTAGTGGAATCAGTTGTAACACCAGTAATGATTCCCTTTAGATAACCACTGAATAGTGAGGTGCTTCCCGATCCTGCAATAACAGCATTTGTTAAAGATACTGATACACCATATCCAACAGTAGCACCAACACCAGAAAGACTGGTTGTTGTGATTCCTAAGGTTTGATCTGCTAAGTCATCAATAAAGCAAACCTTTAGACCATTTGCCCAAGAACCTGGGTTCTTTGCAGTGTATGTAAAGTTTGTTCCTTCAGAATGATTGTTTGTATAATCGTCGTAGTTGTCTACCTTGAGAGCAGTTGTTGATGCGATTCCAACGCTAGCATTTGCGTTGTTTAGTGATGAACCGCTAGTTCTAACAACTTTTAGAACTCCACCATATGAGAGATAGGATGAAGCACTCATCCAGTACTCATACTGAGCATCTGTTGAAAGTGGCTTACCAAATACGTTGATAAGATCTTGTTCGGTTGTGATATCAATTGGGTAATCAACAGGTCCGATTGGAAATGGTCCAGCAATCGCACCGATATTATCTAAAACATTATCAGCTCTTCCTACTGTTAGATCAACCTCCCTGACTAGTACACCAGGAGATAATTGAGGAGTCGCCATGTTTTTCTCCGTAAATTCTCAGTTTATCTAAAAAATATTTATTAAAAACGTACTTTACGCGGGGGAAACGTGACGTGAATATTTACCAATCAGGATATTCCCACTTATCAAGAATAGACGAAGTTATCCTGCCAGCAACTATCCTTTTTATAGTGCATTCTTTACATTCGTAAGAATATGAAGATGCGACTGGACCCCTATCTTTCCTAGTTTGGTAAAATCCGTCTATTAAATTTTTCATTTCTCCACACACTCTACATTTCCTATCAACAAGCAATAAATGACCTAATCTTATTTGCTTATCAAGTTCCATTAAGAAAGATACTCCCACATATATGCTCTATCACCATATTCATCAGTAAACCAACGATCTCCATCAACATCTACAAAACTTGATTCATCGAGTCCATCTGAAATAAATCCAAATGGTGACATATCTTGTTCAATTTGATTTTTTTGTTCTTCATATAGTCTTTTTCTTACATCCTGATCGGTAAGTTCTTTAAAGTAATCTTGTGCAACTAACCACGCATAGATTACAAGGCACATTGCCAAGTCGTCATTACAACCTTCTTCTGCTTCAAATGAATTATGTTTTTGAATAAAAGTTGTAAGTTCACTAATAATTTCGTAGTCATTGATAAGTAACTTACTTTCTTCAATCATCGTCTTAAGATTAAGACATCCAACCTTTTTCACGGTTTTGGACATCTTAACTCCCAATTGAGTTTTCTTGCCTGAAAACCCTTGACCAACAATCTGACCTGCTCTACCTCTCATTGAGCACATCAAAAGATTATTGTATTCAAGATCATATTGAAGAATACTTGCTACTTGATCTCCAACGTCATTTACCTCACATAAAATATAAGCGCCATTGTATGCAGTTGCTGTTTCGTGAATTATGCTTGGAAAAAGCATTGGTTTGATTTCATTATTTCGATACTTAGCAACAACTTTATGGGGGAATTGTGTAATATCCACCACAGTAAAAGCTGAGTAGTCATTTCCTACCCCCCTAGCAACGTCCACAGTGATGAGGTAGTCGTGATTATCGACTGGATCTTCATATACATCCAAACCCGCACTACGGGTCTTCGGGGCATCGTATACGAGGGTTCTGAGTTTACTCGGAGCAATTAGAGTATCAACCGATCCTAAGAATTCGCATTCAAATTCAACTTTGAACTGCTGTTCGGAAGTATTTGCAATTGTTTGTTTTTTCCATTCTTCATCACGCCCAGGAACTTCGCTCCAATGAACGTCAGTGAAAACATATTCATTCTTTCCTTTCTCCGCATCGTGCCACATACGGTAGAAGTGGTTCATACCGTGTGGGGTAGAAACTATGATGACTTTTGTTTGTTTACCAGAAGTAATAGTAGGATAAACAGATGCAAAGAAGGAATCTGCGATATGGTTCGGAACGAAAGCGAATTCATCGAGGAAGAGGATATTAAAAGACATACCTCGGACAGCACTCGCAGATGTAGAAGCTGCCAATATCTTACTGCCATTTTCTAACTCCAGAGATCCTTTATTCCAAGCAATAATACCTTGTTGCATCCACTTTGGTAAGTTTTCATACGCAGTTTGTAATCTATCAAGTAGTTCTCTTGCAGTTGCTGCTTTGTTTGCAAGAATGCCAATATTTACGTTATCGTTAAAAACTGCATAATGCAAAAGGAAAGATACCACAGTAGTAGACTTACCAGTCTGTCGTGGCATTTTGCAAATATTAAATCTGTGATTATGGAAGTTGTTAATTAACTTCTCTTGAAAGTGATATGGTTTAAATGTTTGTAGACCGTGGTCCAGAGTAACGATCTTTACATAATTATTTGCAAAATAAACAGGGTCATCCTTACATCTCATAAACTCAAGTATTTGTTCTTGAGTAAATTCGATTGGGGTATTTGCTTTTTTTAAAAGAGGATTACCAAGATATACATCACTCATAATAAAACCTACTTATTAATTACAATTCCAACGACGAAGTGCTTTATTGATATTGCTATCTGGATCTCTTGCAGTTTTTGCTGAAGTGAGTTTTGATTTCATTCCTTTCATTCTGCGGCAGAATGAGGCACGACGCTTTGCTCTTTTCCCTTCTGGATTTTTTTCAGTTACTGCAGTTTGAAGTTTTGAACCTGGATTCTCACGACGATAAGCATTTACAGCCTTTTGACTGAGACCATCAGTTTTATCTTTACGATTCACTGATTGCCAATCTTCTTCAATTTCATCATATTCCACTTCTTCGCCATATGGTTTTACATATTTTTTTGATGGACCTGGGCTTGCTATTGAACCACCGTGATAACCAATTCTAATTAATGGTTGACCTGGTTTAATTTCCGAAACTGAGTGATAAATTACCTTTGCTCCAGGATAAACTTTATTGATCTCATCTGAAATTTCATTACTGGTCGGTAA